CTGATATATCCAGTCAAATTGCAATGAATGAGCTTGCATTTGACATATGCAAGAATCTCATTACGAATTCTATCGTCAAATGCGAGATCCTTGAATACAAGGACAACAAGCGGATAAAGACAAGGGAATGGTACCGCTGGAACGTATCTCCCAATGTCAACCAGAATGCAACTGATTTCTGGGACAAGCTCCTGGATAAGCTTTTCTACAACGGAGATGTGCTTGTCGTTCCGATAAAGAATGAGCTGTATGTAGCGGATTCTTTTTCATCGGATGAAACGGCAGCGCTTTACCCGCACAGCTTTTCTCAGATACAGATCGATGGTATGGAATATAAACAGAGACTTACAAGGGCTGAAGTATTCTATTTCAAGCTGCATAACAAAAAACTGAAGAAGCTGATCGATAACGTGATGTTCATGTATGGGAAGCTGATCTCAGTTGCATATTCGAATTACCTTGCTTCAAACGGAAACAAGGGCTTTTTAAAGATTTCTTCAACGGCCGAAGGAAATCCGAAATATAAGGACAGGATGACCTCCTATTTTGGAGAACAGTTCAAAAAATTCTTCGGATCGGACAATGCAATCATGCCGCTGTACGACGGATTCGAATTCGTGCCGTATAAAGCGGATGCATCTGCAGCAACGACCAGGGATATCAAGGCTTTGTCAACGGATATCCTGGAACTGTATGCGAATGCATTCGGGATTCCTAAAGTGCTTGTAACCGGAGATGTCCAGGATACATCAAAGGCGGTGGATCAGATGTTGACATTTTGCGTGGATCCGCTGATCGAGCTGCTTCAGGATGAGATAAACAGACAGACATTTACTGTCGACGAGATGCTTAACGGAACATATATCCGTTTTGATACCAATGCGATCAAGCATATTGATCTGCTGGATGTTTCTACCGCGATCGACAAGCTGATATCGAGCGGCTTTATGTCGATCAATGATCTGAGAAGGGCCTGTCATATGGATACCATCGATGAGCCGTGGGCTGATGCGTACTTTATGACAAAGAACTATTCACCTATCGAAGATCTGCTGAATCCGTTGAGCATGGATAGAAAGGAGGATGCGGACTATGAAGAAATGGTATCAGTTGGCCAGCGATGATGAATCAGCTGACCTTTTTTTGTACGGTGACATATGTGAACTTGAATGGTTTGACAGCGATAAGTCTTCCTACAGCATGGCAAAGGACATCCAGGCCTTAGAGGGCAAGCCGCTGAATGTACATATCAATTCATATGGCGGCGAAGTGAAGGAAGGTCTTGGGATTTATAATTTATTAAAAAGTTATCCTGGACCTGTTACTACGATCAATGATGGATTTGCGTGCTCCGCTGCATCAGTCATATTCATGGCCGGTTCTATCAGGAGAATGCCAAAGACATCTCTTTTGATGATCCATAACGCATGGAACATTGCGATAGGTGATGCCAATGAATTGCGAAAGAAAGCTGATGAGCTGGATAAAGTAACCGAACCTTCGATCCAGGCTTATTTGGATGCCGGTAATCTTCCGTATGAAGATATCAAGAAGATGATGGATGAAGAAACCTGGTTGACAGCGGACGAAGCACTCGCATACGGCTTCGCAACTGAGATCAGTGATGACGACCAGGCAAAGCAGTCTATTCAGGACCAGACGATACGATCCCTGGTTCTTCGCAAGAAGGAACTGGAATCCACTGTTTCCGACCTTTCGGATCAGCTGGACATTTTAAAAAATCAATTGGACGAAATTGACCATCCTAAAACAAAGGGATGGTTTTTTCATGGAAAAAACTAAAAGAAGGAGAGTTTAAACATGGGAACTTTAAAAGTTAAAGACCTTAATTCTGTATCCGTTTCAATGTGCGCTGCAATGCGCAACGAAGACGAAGCGGGCATTTCTCAGGCGCTGAACGATCTGGCAGATGTCATTGCATCCGACATCCTTCAGAGAGCTGCACAGACTTCTGATGCAAATATCCTTATGGCAAGAGGCAACCGTGCTCTGACATCTCAGGAAACTGAATTCTATCAGGCGTGGATCCGTGCCGGATTATCTGAAAACCCGAAACAGGCGCTGCTTAATGGACAGGTTTCGTTTCCGGAAACGATTATCGACCAGGTATTTGATGACATTATTGAGACGCATGAACTGCTCTCCGCCGTAAACTTTGTCAATACTTCCGGAGCGGTCAAATTCTTAGTAAGCCGCACCGGACATCCGAAGGCAATCTGGGGAGCGCTTACCGCTGCGATCACGGAAGAGCTTGAAGCAGAACTTGCTGAGATGGACATGACATTATGCATGCTTTCGGCATTTATTCCTGTAAATAAATCCATCCTGGACTTAGGCCCGGTTTGGCTTGACAACTACGTACGTACATTCCTGCGCGAAGCGATCGCTAACGGATGCGAGGATGCAATGATCAACAACCTTACTTCCAATACCGGTCCGATCGGTATGATCGCAAACCTGGCAAGCGGTACCGTTGACCAGCAGGGCGTTGTCACCTATCCAAAGAAAACAAAAACTGCAATCACTGATCTTTCTCCGGCCACCGTTGGTGCACAGCTCAAGAAGCTGGCTAAATCCGATATCGGCACTTCCCGCAAGGTTACGGATGTAATCCTTGTCGTTAATCCGGAAGATTACTACGAGAAAGTATTCCCGGCAACAACCGTATTGAATGGCAACGGTACCTATGTAAACAATGTGCTGCCTTATCCGATCAAGATCATTCAGAGCGCTGCCGTTGAGATCGGTGAAGCCGTTCTTGGTATGGCAAAACGCTACTTCATGGGTATCGGATATACCGGATCCGCAGGACGCATTGAATTCTCCGATGAATATAAATTCATCGAGCATAAGAGATACTACAAGACGTATCTGTACGGAAATGGTAAACCGATGGATAACAAAGCGTTCGTTTATCTGAACATTTCCGGATTGCAGCCGGCACAGCTGTTTGTTACGACCGTAAACGTTGAACAGTCGCAGGGCTAAGATAGGAGGTGCAGCTGATGGATGAACTGCTGCATTTTGTTGAAGATGTATTGAATCTGAATCATTTGGACGAGGTTGGAGAGAACCGGCTTCGTCATTTTATTGAAATGAGCATGGGACGTCTTACAGATATTGCCGGAACGACACTTGATTTCTATTCGGATCCGCTTGCAAGGGAGCTTCTTGTCAACCGTGTGAATTATGCCATGTGCAATGCGCTGGATGACTTCGATACAAATTACAGGAGCGAGCTTATCCAGCTGCATCTCAGAGGACAGATTAATGCTGAGAGCGAAGACTAATACTTCCGAATTCTGGAATGACGGACGGCTTACCGTGCTGGAAGCATCTGACGGTGTGATCCTGTCTGAAAAGGGAACGATCCCTTTCGGATATAAGACGGTAGGAATCAAACGCTTCTACAATGCCGCGATCGCAGGTACAGAGATCCAGAAAGTGGTATCCGTTCCGGAAAACGGCATCGTAAAGCAGAGGGACCTTATCGAGCTTTTTGACTTCAAGACAGGGGAAAAGAATATCTACCGTGTGGATATGTTGCAGGAGAAAGATACAGCTCCGAGATCGTACTGGTTAACGCTTGTAAAGGATGATGTGATCTATGACGATAACAGAGCTTAAGCAGATACTGGAAGCTTATGGGATTCCCTGTGAATTCGGCCATTTTTCCAGTCCGCAGAAACCGCCGTATATAGCCTGGATATTTACCGGTTCCGAGAATGAATATGCAGATAACAAGGTGCTTCTTTCTCAGAAAACGGTTCAGATCGAGCTGTATGTACGTACGGCTGTTCCGGAACAGGTGCTGGATTTTGAAACTTACCTTACAGAAAGCGGTGTCAGATGGGAAATGACTTCCGATCAATGGATCGATACGGAAAAGCTTTTCATGTTCACATACAGCGTGAGCGTCTTCAATGAGTGACAAGATCCAGGCAAGCTATCTGACCGTGGAGCTGCGTAAGCTATTCGATGAATACCAGTCGGAGGTAACGGCAGCAATGAAGGAAGTTGTTCCGGAAGTTTCCAAAAAAGCTAAGGACCAGGTAAAGAACAACGCTCCCGTCGGTGCACGGAAGGGAAAATATAAAAAAGGCATCACTGTAAGAAAACTATCAGAAACAAATACATTCATCGAATATTCAATCTGGGCGGGCAAAGAAGGGTACCGCCTCTCTCATTTGCTGGAGCATGGACATTTGAAATCGAACGGGACCGGACGAACAAGAGCGGTCCCGCATTTTAAATTTGGCGAGGAATATGCAGACCAGCATTTAGTTCCTGAAATCATCAAAAAAATAGGAGGATAATTTATGACCATTGTACAGTTTGGTTTGGAAGACGCTCATTCCGCTGAAGTAACGGAAAGCCAGGGTGCATATACCTTCGCTGCGTGGGCGGCCATTCCGGGCGCTGTTAAGATGTCCGGAACCGACAATTCTGCTGTTACGGAAGAATATGCGGATAACAGGCTCTACTATACGGTTACACGTATTTCGTCAACGGATGTTGACCTGGAATTCGAAAAACTTCCGGCACAGTTTATGATCGATTACTGCGGATATGTGCGCGCAACAACGGGCGGCCTTATCAAGACGGCTAACAAAAAACGTAAGAGATTTGCTTTCGGATTCATGAACGAGACCGATGAAAACGGTGAATACCACGTGCTTCCGATCTGCCAGGTAACGGAGAACAATCCGACTTCTTATGAAACAGATAAGAACGGCAGCGTTACTTTTGCGCATGCTACGTTAAAAATTAAGGTAACACCTGTCCGCATCGGAAAATACGATGTGATCATGGACGATATCCCGGAAGAAGATTCCAGATATGAAAATATGTGGTCATCCGCATACGCTCTTCCGACGATCGCAACGGGACAGTAATCTTTATCGGAGGAAATACTGAATGTCTTTTAAAGTAATTGTAATCGAAGGAAAACCGATTCCTTTTAAATGCGACGGGAGTACCGCTGTAAAGTATTCCCGTTTTTTTAATAGAAATTTATTTTCTGATTTTATGGAGCTTTCGAAATCACAGGAAAAGGTCGTAAATTCAAACGCTGTTGAAAATATTGCCTGGGTCATGGCAAAAACGGCGGATAAGGATATCCCGGATTTCGAGGAATGGCTTTCTCAATTTTCAAGTCCGATGGTGCTTTACAACAAGGCTCCGGATATCTTGAGCACTTTTGATGAAAGCTTCAAGACAACGAAGGTTCCTAAAAAAAAATCAAAGAAGAAAAGAAGGAAGAATACTCGGACATAAACGATCTGATCCTTGCTGGATTAAAATTAGGCCTTTCATGGTCCGAAATGATGGAGATGGATATCGGTATGATCTTCGATGTGATCATAACATTCAATAACGTTATGGAAGATATCGAAGAAAAGAATGCTGTAACCGGATCCGAAAATGTCCGGAAAGCGCGTCCGGGCGAATCGGTCCGCACGATCTTTGGAGGTTAGGATGGATAAAAAAGTAAAGGGATTGACAGTTGAGATTGGCGGCGATACCGTCAAGCTGCAGAATGCTTTAAAGGATACGGAAAAATCTATAAAAAGTGTTGAATCAAATTTAAAGTCTGTCAATCAGATGCTTAAATTTGATCCAACCAATACCGATCTATTGCGGCAGAAGCAGCAGCTGCTTGGTGATGCCGTAAAGGAAAATGAAGAAAAGCTCAAGGTGCTGAGAAAAGCACAGCAGGACCTTGTTAATTCCGGTGTTCCGGAAACATCTTCCGAATATATTGCGCTGCAGCAGGAGATCCAGCGGACGGAGACCCACACGGAGAACCTGAAGAAGCAGATGAGCAAGCTTCCGGCAGAGGTCCAGGCCATGAGCGCCGAATTGGAAAAAGCCGGAAAGAAAATGGAAGAGGTGGGTACATCTCTTACCAAAAATGTTACCGCGCCGATCGTAGCGCTGGGAACTGCTTCCGTCGTTGCATTCAACGACCTGGATCAGTCGATGGATCTTGTCGTGAAGAAGACCGGTGCAACCGGAGACCAACTGGAAGAGCTGCAGGATATCGTTAAGGATATCGGTTCCAGGGTCCCTTCTTCTTTCGACAACATTGCGCTTGCGGTTGGTGAAGTAAACACACGCTTCCAGCTGACAGGCGACGAGCTCAACGAACTATCCGAACAGTTCGTTAAATTTGCTGATCTGAACAATACGGATGTAACTACATCCGTAGACAATGTGCAGAAATCTCTTACTGCATTCGGATTATCCACCGATGATGCATCACATCTGCTGGATGTGATGAACAAGGTCGGACAGGATACCGGCATATCCATGGATACGCTGACAAACGGTCTGATCCAGAATGCAACAGCATTCCAGGAAATGGGATTGAACATTGACCAGGCTGTCATCTTCATGTCGCAGATAGAAAAGTCCGGCGCAAATACCGAAACGGTAATAAGCGGACTGCGTAAGGCCCTGAAGAATGCAACAGCGGACGGAAAGGATATGAATACGTCCCTCCAGGAGCTGGAGGATGCCATCCTAAACGGTGCCGACGGAGTTGACGGATTAACGAAATCCTACGAGATATTCGGAAACAATGCCGGTCCGCAGGTATATAACGCAATCAAGAACGGAACATTAAGTTTTGAAGATCTTGCCAATATGGCAATCGAGGCGGACGGCTCTGTTACGAATACTTTCAACGATACGATGAAGGGATCCGAGCAGTTCGAGCTTGCTATGCAGAATGTGCAGCTTGCGGGCGCCGAGCTTGGTGAAGAGATCATGGAGACTCTTGCACCGTTCCTTGAAAAGCTCTGTGAAGTGATAAAGGGAGTTACCGAATGGTTCAGCGGTCTTGACGATGGTCAGAAACGTATCATTCTGACAATACTTGCCGTCGTGGCTGCAATAGGCCCAGCGCTTGTAGCTTTCGGAAAAGTGGCAACCGGCATTTCAAGCATCATGAAAACGGCGGATATGCTGAGCAAGGTCATAGACGTTGGAATGCTTGGTCCGGCGGGAATCATCATGCTGGTGATTGGTGCGCTTGTTCTTTTATATACAAAATGTGAATGGTTTAGAGATGCTGTCAATGCCGTCGTTGATGCTGTTGTGAAATTTTTCAAGGATTCCATGGACTGGGTGATTAATTTCTTCACTAAAACACTGCCGGATACATTTAACAGTGTGATCCAGTTTATCCAGGATAACTGGCAGGGATTGCTTCTTCTGCTTGTGAATCCGTTTGTGGGTGCTTTCAAACTGGTATACGACAATTCGGAGGAATTCCGGAAGTTCATTGACAACCTTGTTCAGTCGGTAATCAACTTCTTTACCGAATTACCGGATAAAGCGTTGACGTGGGGCAAGGATATGATCGACAATTTCGTTCAGGGCATCACTTCAAAGCTTTCCAAACTTTGGGATTCTGTGAAGGATATCGGAAAGGGAATCGCTGATTTCCTTGGATTCTCCGTACCGAAGGAAGGTCCTTTATCAGATGCTGATAAATGGATGCCTGATATGATCGATCTGATGACTTCCGGCATCGAGAATTCGAAGCAGAAACTGGTTGATGCTGTGAGCTCCTTATCCAGCGATATGAGCGCTCCGGTCATCAATTCGGAGATCAGCCGGACATTGACGGCTTCCAATAACATTGCCCTGGATGTGTCTATGATTGCAAATCTTGATGGCAGACAGATCGCGGATTCTGTGGAGAACCGCATTACAAAGAAAATTCAATCAAGAAATGCGTTTAAAGGAGCGTGATAGATATGTATTGGTTCAGCCTTGATAATGAGCGCTGCGATCGCAACGGTATTATCGTGAACAAACGGTCATCTGAGAGAGCTCCGGCAATGAAATATTCAAGGGCCTCGTCTAACTATTTAGACGGGGCCTTTTTTACGAATTACGGGACTTTCGAGACCGTAGAAAAAAGCTTTGAATGTAATTTTGTCGAGGAAAACCCGGACAAATGGCATGAGCACTGGAGATATGTAAAGCGCTGGCTTCTCCGGGACCACGACAAGATCCGGTATTCCGATGACAGCGGGGTATTCCGGAAAGTGCTGCATACTTCCATTTCTGAAAATGAAAGGGAGATCGAGGAAACAGGCAATTTCACAATTACATTCATTTTGTCACCTTACGAATATTACGATAAAGGTTTGATCCGACATTCCGTGCAGGACTGCGGATACAATATATACTCTTTATCGCATCCGGTTTATATACTTACCGGAAATAATCCGGTATTGACCGTCAACGGCAGCGAATTCAGAGTGTTCAGGAACGGTACTACTTACGTAGACACAGATCTAATGCTATGCTACGACGAGAATAAGAACAAGGTCCAGTCTTCCGGATACTTTGAAGATTTGTATCTGATCGAAGGTGTGAACGATATTTCCGTAAATACCGGAACGATATCGATCATTCCGAACTGGAGGTCCATCTGATGGTGCAGATCTACCCATGGAATGACAGGAACTTTACATCCAACGGTACACCGATGGACTGCCTAACGCTTGAATTCCGTGCATCGATAAACGGAACATGGACGATCGAGGGAAGGGTATCGGACAAAGACAAGGAAAAGATATCCGATCAGGCCGTTATTAAAGCCTATACTCCGGACGGGTATCAGCTGTTCCGGATCCGTCAGATCGATAAATCTGACTATGATTGTTCCTTTGTGGCATGGCCTATTGCGATGGACCTTGCGAACATCGTCATCCGGGACCGCAGACCAACCGATACCACCGGACAGGGCGCAATCGATGCCTTGCTGCAGGGTACCGACTTTACCGGACATTCCGATATAAGCACTATATCGACCGCTTACTGGCAGATGATGAATATCATCGAATGCATAAACGGTGATATTGATCAATCTTTTATCAATCGCTGGGGCGGTGAAATTTCATTTAACAATTTTGACGTTTACATCAACAGCAGGATTGGCGCCGACAATGGTATGCGTGTGCAGATGGGTTTCAACCTTAATGAAATAAGAGAAAGCATTGATTCAGGCAGCATTATAACCCGCATGATTCCGAAAGCTTTCAACGGCCGCTTTATGACAAATAAAGGTTATGTGAACAGTCCTTTATATTTGAATTATCCGGAGATATATGAAAAGGTTGTTGAATTTCCTAACATCAAGCTGCAGGAAGACGCACAGGATGAGGATTTTGACGACAGCAACATTGTTATATGTGCCGACCAGGATGAAATGGATGCGGTGCTGAGGGAAAAGGCTCTACAATACTTTAGTGAGACAGAGTGTGACAAACCTGTTATCAATTACAGCTGCAATATCATAGATCTTGCAAAAACGAAGAAATACAGAGATTTTTCCAAACTTGTGAAACTTAATTTGGGAGATACAGTTCATGTATATCACCGAGGTTTGAATATAAATCATACAGCACGTGTTATATCGATTACATATGACTGTCTGACTAGGCGCTATACAGAACTTGAAATAGGGCAGTTTCAACCTACCTGTTTTGAAAAACAGGCAGATCTTCAGAGAACGCTGGAAAAGGTCGTTGATACTGATACCGGTTCTGTTATGGCAGCAACGATAAAGGGCGTTATAAATTTGATGGATACGCAACTTATAGCTCAGAAAGACGTAGCTTCAAGATCCAATGTTCGGGCAATATTGTTTGAAGATCTAGACGAATCATCAGAAACATTTGGAGCGCTGTGTATTGGTACCCAGGGCATCCAGATATCTCATAAACGTGAGAATAACGAATGGCAGTGGGGTACAGCTATTAACTTTGAAGCAATAAATGCTGACTATATCATTACCGGCGTTTTATCGGATAGATCCGGAAACTTCTATCTAAATATGGCAACCGGTGAGCTTGTCATGGGTGACGGTTTATTCCGGGGGAATATCTCAACCGAAAAGAACGCCAAAGTAGGACGCTGGCTTTATCTGGATTACGATGGCAATATCGACCAATCGACATTTGCTAATTACAGTCGAATAACTTTGGGACACGAACAAACCACTGAACCGATGCCTTTTATTGGTCTAGCCAAAAATGCCAGAACCGGCACCGAGTCCATTGTAATGGCTACATCAGACGGCCAGAGCGGTCCGATGGTGGCGGTCATCGACAACGGTACTCCTACGGTCGTGATGCAGAACCAAATAAACGGCACTGCAGTCGGAATTGTTGATGATCAGGTCCAAATTAACAATGCTGATGCGGTATTTATCAATACTGCTGATTTAGTTATCAATGGCAAAACAGGATTAACTGGAACTTTTTCTAACGTCACGGGATTTAAAGTACAGAATGGTTTGGTCTATTCCGTGACTGGACAGAGGGAGGCATAATGGAACAGAGCAAATTTGACAGACTGATGGAGAATACAAAAGTATTTACCGACGTCAATCCACATTTCATTACTTCTCTCACTTGTGACCAAGCCATACAGTACGAGTCCAGAGTCATAAGCTTAATGAACTGGAACGGCTGCGAAAAAGAAAAAGACAAGCTTGGCAGACTTGTTGAAGCATTGAAAGAGTATCCCTCTGACTTTCCATTCGGGGATGCTCTTTTAATTTATCGCTTAGGTGGTGGTGACGCATGAGAGCCGGTCAAACCATGGTCGCAAATGACGGCCATGAAGTGGCGCTCTTTCCGATGGAAATGATGTACGTTTGGCAGGGATGGGGACCTAGCACATGGACCCACTGCTGTTCGTACAGTCTCGACCTCACCAGTGGACCGTCACCGGTAACCACGCCTGTGTATGCTCCTTGTAAGTGTCAGCTTGTTGCAGCGACTAATCTGGCGCTTCAATGGCAGTCTGTCGACCCTGTATGGACACCTTCGGGACTTAAATACTTATCCTGGACCACGGTCCATCACGATATACAAGCGCATTCTGTAGGTTCCATTGTTAACCAGGGGCAGCTGATGACTTATACCGGAAATAATCAGGCCGGAGGAGTGAACCATTGCCATATTGACTTTGGCGAAGGACAGGGACAGGGGTTGTATCCTGCGTGTGTCTGCCCGGGCGGTCAAGCGTATGCAATGACCAACGCAATCGTTCCTGAAAGGGCTGTTTATGTAAACGATACAAGGATCATGTCGTCTTTCGGTTTGAACTGGCAGACTTGGACAGGTCCGCAAGGATTCAATTTAGAACTTAAGAACGGATTAGTTATCCGTGCATGGAGGTAATTACCTATGCAAATTATAGTTATTTCTTTGTCCACACAGTCGGTAACACCGATGTTCGATGCCGTCCAGTATGACAGCGCTCGAGAGTGCGGATTTAATGTACAGGAAGACATTTCTTCCTATGATATCGTTGAAGCGGTGTTCAATATTTCGCAAGGCGTGACAGTTACGTCTCAATGCCTTGTAAATGAGCATCTTATCACTTTCTTTGTACCTATCAACGTGACACGTCAGGCCGGCGTATTTACGGCTACGGTGCGCTTCATTACGGGTGGAGCTGTAATTCACGCGTTCCCGTTCAAAGTGGACGTTGCTCAGAATCCATCACCGGACGGCAATGTTTATGAGCGCGCCTATGAGGATATGGTTGCGGAAAATGAAAGAGCGGATGCAAATAACACGCAGATGGAAGCATTCATATCTGCCTATGGTTCCATTACACCGAGCCAATTAACGAGCTTGCTTTCTGACTTGCAGACAATCTGGGCAAACTTCAATGGTCAGGACATGACAAGTTTGGCTAATGCTATCAGTGCAGTTGATGATAAGGCAGATGCTAACACTACCAGTATTACTCAGCTTCAGACTTTGACATCAAGCCATACATCGAGCATCAACACGCTGAATACTAATGTTAGCGGATTGACTACTCGTATCGGTACGGCTGAATCTGACATCGACACATTGGAAACACTGGCAAACAGTGCAGTATACCATGATTAGGAGGTTTGATTATGGCTTTTAAATCAAAGAGCGGTAATATTCTAACGCAATCTCAAATCGGAATTACTCAGCCGGCATCCAGCGCAACTTATGTGTCTGACTGCAATAGTGCCACGCTTCCTAACGTAGAATACTGGACAAATATGGATACAGCCAACAGACCAGATACAAACCTCTCCACGTGGCAGGTCTGGGCGCATCAGGTTAACGCAAACTCCGTGGTGCAGTTCGCTACTACGAAGAGCATGAACAGTCCTTTATATATGCGTCAATTTAACGGCACGTGGGGGAGCTGGGTGGTCGTTACTCGTCCGTTGGATGTGTATCCGGTTGGGTCCGTATACGAATCTAATACGAATACAAACCCTGCTCAGTATTTCGGCGGAACATGGCAGCGCATCGCTTCAACCGATGCAGTCGTGGTAAGCGGTTCTCATGAGACGGATCCGCAGAGTAGGAACTATTCACTTTTATTCTCTTTGCAGCAAGTCAAAGATCTGTTCAATGCTCAGTATGGAATCAATAGAGATATGATCACGCAGGAAAACATTGTAGTATCAGTAACCGGAACCTCATGGTCTGAAGCTAATATTGCTCCGATCGGCTCGTTCTTCAATTCTGACGGCAATTATTATGCTTTCCTTTCCGGATCCACAGCAACCCCGATCACTATCACCTGGACCGTCACGTATAATCGTGAATCTTATAAATTTGTGCGTACTGCATAGAAAGGAGCTTTTATGGCATTTTATCGAGGCGAAACAGTAGACTTTATTTGTGAATTCGACAGCTCCGTTTCTGTCAGTGAAATTGAAAACATGGTCCTTGTTATCCGGAATTCGTCAAACGATGTGATAAAGGAGATATCGGACCTGATTATTGATACAGATTCAAATTCGGTGATATACGAATTCTCACAGGCCGAAAGCCTTGCTTTCCGGCCTAACGGGGTAATCAGCTTTGAGCTGGTAATCCTTCTTGATGGCGAGCGGTATACCGCATGCCGTGCATCGGCGCAGGTAGTAGATACCTACTATCCAGAGGAGCTGACAGGCTCATGATGAAAGATATCAAAGTTACCGCATCGATCAAGCACGGGGATATCAAGGCATCCGGGAAAGTCGGTTTCATCCGTGATATTGACACATCCGAACCATATACGGGATCCTATGATGTGACTGTCGTAAATACGCAGGTCCTGCCCACAAAGGATAAGCGGATGACTTCCAATCTGACTGTCAGGCAGGGCGCCGAGACGTACACCGGAGCCACAGAGGTATCTGTCAGGGACACTGACGTGGTTATAAATACCGCAAACAAACTGGTGCCTTCGAATATTACATTGAAGCAGGGCTTTCCGCGATATAGAGGGCCTTATTCGCTGAATCTGACAAATCCGGGCGTCCATCATCTTCTTGTTGATGGAAAATTCTGCGATGAAGATATCCATATTACACAGCCGTATACGCACTATAGCGGTCCAATGACCTTTACAGTCGTTAACGAAGATATCACGCAGGTGTTTGCGAATGAATGGATAAACGGCGTGATGTTCATCAAGCAAGGAATTACCGGATACGATGGCCAGACAAACGTAACGGTTACCGATACACCCATAACACTTGCAACAAACGGAAAGCGCCTTGCGTCCGATATCACAATCAACCAGGGTATCACGGCATACACAGGCGCTACATCTTTTTCTGTGGCCGACAGCAATATCACTATACCTACATCCGGTAAACGCTTGACCAGCAATATTACAATTGATATCAGCGACTTAGAAACATTAGCAACCCAAATAAGTGAGGTGGTCGGATAATGGCATTAAAATCTACTTTAGAAGATGCAAAAGATAGGCTTGATGCGCTTTTAACTTATGCGAATGGAGTAACAGGTGAAAGCGATACCTCAATTGGTGACGCAATTGAAACTTTGGCGGATGGATACGGACAGGGTGGTTCATCACTTCCTATACAGCTTGATTTGTTAGGAACATGGACCTTTGAAAAAGAAGAATGGACTAATACATCTACAGCCGATACTATGAGCACCGGTTTCAGTTTCACAGGCGATACCGAACATATTTACTACATCTGTACAGTCGAGTGTGATGGAACTCTCGATACATCAAACGCAAATAACTGGGGCGGTCTCACTATCATGCTCGGAGGAAAGTATCAAAAAGGCAGGTCGTCTGGAGGAGGTCGATATTTCCACGTTGGAAACGTGCAATTCCGAGGTGTAAATAAACCAATGACGTATGATGATACAGAAGGTTCAGCAGACCCAGTCAGTAGCGTTGCTTACGGTGTGTATTTAGGTAACACGTCCGCAAGCCTAACCGTAAATAGAAAAGCACATTCTACCAATTGCCCAAAGATTATGGGCGGTACGTATACGATTAATTTGTACGGTATTTCAGCAGTTTAGGAGGATAAATATGTATTACGTAATCGAAAATCAAATCAGAGATGATGGACAAATCAATAATTCAGTAACTGCACGTCAGAGCTTCGCAAGCGGTTTATCGCTTTATTATGACAGATGTTCAAAGATGGTCATGACGGAACTTTACCCAAAGGTAGCGGTTATGCTTGTGGATGAAGAATTAAATGTAATTGAGCATCAGGTAATTCAAACGCAGTATCAGGTACCGGAAGAGGCTGAATAATGGCACTTAAATCAACGCTGGAATCAGCAAAAGCTAGGCTAAACGCTCTGCTGACTTATGCAAATGAGACAACCGGTGCCGATGATACAAATATCGGCGATGCTATAAATACCCTTTGCGCCGGATACGGCGGGGGGGGGTAAACGTTTATGAATCAACAGTGGGATGTTTGTATACGAAAATCCTTCAATTGGAAAGCACTACGCTTGAATGCACCTATAAGGGTTGTACAGAATTGGAAGAAGTCACAGCGGTAAATGCAACCTCAGCCCCTCAAGGATTTTTGTACAATAACGAAAAGTTAAGGCGAGTTATATTGCCAAAATTAACGAAACCTGGTAGTTACTTAATTCGCCAGCAAGGCGGAACATATAAAAATTTGGAAGAGATACAAATTGGGAGTGTCGGTTATCCTGTGACTGCTATATCTAATCTTAGATGGAGATATGGCGCACACGCAATGATACTTAATGTAACGATTTACGTTGATTACACATCGGTCGCAGATATACCGTCTACTATTACAACCAATGCCGTTGGCGATAGCATGTATGCACCGAGTGGGTCAACTGTCAATATAATTTGGAGAAATTCAACAACTGGTGAAGTTTTAACATGATTGCAAGTAATTGCAAGTATGGGCCTATACGGTTCTTTTTTATAGGAGTTTTAAATGGACATTAATGATATTCAATTTACATCTAACTATTGGGTAATACTCTTACCCGTGATTGCTATGGCCGGTGACTTTGTTACCGGCTATCTTAGCGCTTGGATTCATCACGATATCCAGTCAAGTAAGATGCGGATCGGAGCAGCACACAAAGGAGCTGAGCTTCTTGTACTTGTGCTGGTGTGGTGCATCCAGCAGGCAATAGTGTTACCAATGGATATTACAGCGGTAATGGCAATTTACCTAGTTTTTATGGAACTAAATAGTATTATGGAGAACCTTGACAAAATGGGAGTGCCTATTCCGGCATTCTTCAAAAAAAGAGTAAATAACACGTTAAGTCAATTTGATGAAAAAGAGGATGAATGATGAATTTTGCAGAATATAGAGCAAGCCGATTAGGTACCTACAGAGATATTGACGGCTATTATGGTCCTCAATGTTGGGACCAGTTTGCGGACTACTGCCAGGCTTTGGGCGTACCGTATCCAAATTGCACAAAGACCAGCTTTGCACAGGATATATGGACCCTCAGACAGATTAATGGAATGCTCACATACTTTGATGAGAAGGACCGGAGTCAGGTTGCTATCGGTGATGTATGTGTTTTCCAGCCAAAAGGACATACGCCTGACAGCCATGTCGGTACTGCTGCATCCGGAAATGTCAACGGCTGGGTATTGATCCTTGGCCAAAATCAGGGCGGTAACTGTATCAATGAGGTATGGCTGCCAATCGAGGATCTCTATCCGACCGTCTTCCGCCTGAAGCAGAAGAAGCTCACTCAGCTGGATGGCAATGTTCAGCCAGTGAATGATATGGGACTTAAATACCAGGCCCACACCCAGGATATTGGGTGGCGCGAGTGGATCCACGATGGAATGATTGCTGGATCCGTAGGCGCATGTAAGCGTCTGGAAGCATTGCATGTCGATACGACAAACATTGACGGCGGAACGTTGAAGCTGAAAGCGAAAGCGCACATTGAGAATATCGGCTGGGTTACATACGATGAGGTTACTCCGGATACCATCATCGGTACCAGAGGAAAAGCCCTCCGAATGGAAGCAATCGAGCTCGATGAGATCGAGAATACCGCGGGCAAGAAGCTTTACTATCAGGTTCATCTGGCCAATACCGGATGGACCGGAAAAGTACCGGGCGGATATGCGACCGGTACGGTTGGACTCAGAAAGGCTATCGAAGCCATTCGCATTTGGTTAGAATAGTCCAATAGCCGAGAAGTACGCACTCGGCTGAGGATAGATTAAATCCCTGTAATTATGCTTTACAAATTTGCCTGTTTACAATTGAATAATTACATGGACGGGGAGGCATGGCCTCTCCTGAATGTTGCTGTGGGTGAGCGGCTTAAACCACTTGTTTGCTAAACAAGCATACCAATAGGTATCGTAGGTTCGAATCCTACCGGCAACGCTAACATAAAGCCTATAGCATTTAGCTATAGGTCTTTTTTTTATGGAAAAATAAAAAGGACAGCTTATCTGCCGTCCTTTGCCATGTCATTTCGAATCAGCTGCTTGATATATCCCTGGACATTATCTATTTTGGAAAGATGATCAAGGATATCCGCATCTGTTTTCTTATTTAATTTAATCATTTTTTGAGTTGTATTTTCCTTATCGTATTTAATCGACGCTCTTTTTTGCGCTTCTGTGCTCATATTATTTTCCTTTCTGCTATAATGCCAATATGAATAAATTTGTTGAATTTTTAAGCTATCTTTTGGCCGTGGATACCCCGGATGTAACTGCTCCGGATGAACGGCATCCGCTTCCGTCAACCGCAGGAGCCCGCAGCTATGTGGAAGATAATGTGATCGTTATTAACCCGGAGTTAAATCATGACGGTTTGCAATATATTGCGCTTGCTCACGAGATGCGCCATATCTACCAGTACCAGGTCGTTCAAAACAATCTAACAGAACTGGAATCCAAGGCTACCATCCGGGAATGGAGAAGAGGATTTAAGAATTACCGGGATTCTACGTCCGGTCATTATGAAGACCAGGCGTTAGAATTAGATGCTACTGCATTTACCTATTATTTAATGAGGGTCCTGTTTAACCGGGAGATACTGATCCAAGGCAATGTCCGGAGCATACGCAAACGTGCTGAGCTTATTTCTAGGCTGCTTCCGGTTGATGAGATCAGACGTATTTATCGCGAATTCTATGGAGAAAAAGGTTTAGATCTTGCGTAAGATCTTAAACCCTTTTGCGTTTACAGACTTTTTAGTTCCGTCCGGAAGATAGAACCAGTTGCCTTTGATGATTCCTTCGGATTCACATACCGTAGCTTTCGGATGTTTTCTTGTCCCTGTCCAAACCAGGTATTCACAGACTGCTTTCTGTTCCTTCGGCTCTTCCTTCTTCTCTTCCTTAATAGCTGCCATTTCTTTGATATCTTCGTTCGTCCAGTTTACTACTTCATCATCGATAGAGTAGAAGTCTGTTCTGTTGAAGCGACTTGAAGTGTGGTGCCAGCTGGTGCGTCTCAGCGCTCTCACCTTAAGCGTTGAAACCTTAACTTTTCTCAACAGCGGTTCGTCCAGGTTTGGATTTACTTTCAGGATCTCATCGATGATATCCTGCTTTGTCCACTTACTCATTGGTCTTTCTCCACTTTCGTATGCGCTCACCGCGTTATTGCTCATGCTGTATCCGTTATAACCTGCCATGATCTTAACCTCCTGGTACTTACTACCTTATTTCTACTTAAATTATATCAGTATATACCTATATTGTCAATAAGTATATACTGATTTTCGGAGCTTTTTACAGCTTAATCATTACAATTATGTACCTTAAATATGGTACACAAATCACACATTTTTAGGCATAACATATAAAAAAGCCCTTTATATAAGGGCTTTTTAGCTGAATGGAGCAGATGAGGGGAGTTATCAAATGCCTTTTTATTATATGCATTTTCCTATAAATAAAGGCTATTTGTATACGTGTCGTGCATTCGTGCACACACTTTATTTTGAATTTGGTACACGATTCGCACATGATTCCATCAGCTGCACTATCGGATCCACCTCTTCCTGGATAAGGTGGGTGTATCTGTCAATTGTCATTTGTATTGACGAATGTCCTAACCTTCTGCTGACAGCATACATGTTGGCACCGTTCTTGATCAGGTAGCTTGCATGGCTGTGTCTCAGGTCATGGATCCGGATGTATGGCAGCCCTGTCTGCTCAATGATTTTATCTTTAATTTTTGTGGTCGCTGTTAAGCTCATTGGTTTGAATTTATAAAACATGAACCAGTTATCAGAATAATATTCATCTTCCATCTGCTTTTCTTTCAGCTCATTCAGGAGCCTGATTGTAACGCTGTCCAGAGATACGGTCCGCTGACTGTTCTTTGTCTTTAAAACAGTCCATTTATCATCTCTCCACTGTCTCCACACATGTATTGATTTTCCATCAAATTCTTTCCAGGTCAGGGAAAGAGCTTCATTTTTTCGAAGCCCGGTAAAATACAGCAGATGAAAGAATGCCTTGTATTTCAAATGCTTAACCGGAATAGCTTCATAAAAGGTCATAAACTGATCATAGGTCCAGATATCCATCTGCTTCAATCTTTCGTCTGATGTGCGCTGGAAGCGTGGTACGCGCTTCATTGGATTCACCGATAATCCGTAATAGGTGATCGCGTATTCAAATATGGAGTGCAGCACATCATATCCTTTGTTCTTCCTTGATGTGGATAGTTCAAGATACGGTTCGAAGCACTGCTTTATCTGATGCGGCTTTACCTTGTCGATCGGAACATCGTGGATCGGTGCGAACCAGTTATCAAAGATTGATAATGCATCCTTATATGTTGATGTTGACACTCTGGCTTTTTTATCTT